AACGGAACAAGAGCTGTGCTGGCAGATAATCTTGGACAATATACCTTTTCACAATCGATCACTAATGCCGATATACTCGAAGCTAATGTCATCCCATCCGGAGTTGCTGCCCTTTCTGGCGGATCAACTTATGTTGGAAACGCAGCTGTTCAATCAGCTGTCTATACAGTTTCAGTCGAAGTCTTTCAAGCAAGACTTGCAGGCGGAGGACAAATAGAGGGTGTCGATTTCACCAGCACGCCGTTCCGCATGGGGAGATCGCTTTTCAATAAGTGCGTTGGAATATTAGGCAGTTATATTGACACCGAAAGCATGTGTCAATAAATGGCTGACCAAACAATTCTTGAACAGATTCGAACACCATTAGCAACTGCTTTATCCAGCGTTGCAGGAAATGTATATTCTTTTGTGCCAGAAACAGTTATTCCACCAGCTGTGGTTGTTGTTCCAGATAGCCCATACCTAGAATTTGAAACAATCAGCAAAGCAAACATTCGGGCTAAAGTTAATTTCACAATCTCAGTTGCAGTTGCATATAACAGCAATCCTGCATCCCTCGACAATATCGAGCAGTTAGTCATCAGTGTTCTGGCAGTAATTCCAAATGGATATATTGTCAGCTCGGTCGAAAGACCAACAGTCACCACAGTCGGAGCATCGACTTTGCTTATTGCAGATGTTCGAGTATCTACCTACTACACACGCACAGTCTAAGGAGAAATCATGGCAACCACAGTAATCACCGGTCGCGATGTTTCGTTGTCTTTCACAGGTGGAACAGACATCGATGCACAAGCAACCAGCGCAATTTTAACAAAGGTCAATGAGCGACAGGCTTACGAGACACTTGATGGCACAGCTTACAAAACCACTAATATCAGCGGAACATTTGAATTAGAAATGTTAGCCGATTGGGGCAAGGCAAATTCTGTTTGTGAGGCACTATGGACAGCAGCAGAGAGCGCACCAGACACAGATATTTCTATTACAATGACAGCTGCAACTGGAGCACAATTTGTGTTCCCAGTAAAGCCTGAGTTCCCAACAGCTGGTGGATCAGGTGTTGATGCACAAACTGTTGCACTTACATTCACAATCACAGGTGGAGCAGTAGTAGAAACATTTAGTTAAGAAATAGAAACGGGAGCAAAAAATGAAGTTACCAATTACAATTGAATATAACTCAGGCGAGCAAGCAACATATATTGCCCAACCGCCTGAGTGGGCTAAGTGGGAAAAATCAACTGGTCATACTATTAGCCAAGCAAAAGAAAAACTCGGCATGTGGGATCTGATGTTTTTAGCATACAACGCACACAAGCGTGAAGCTGCTGGAAAACCAGTCAAACCATTTGAGGCTTGGATGGAAACTATTGCCGATGTAATAGTCGGTGATGCAGACCCAAAAGTCATCCAGCAGGAAGCCTAAACAGATTATTGGTTGAGTTGGCAATTGCCACGAAGATACCAATGAGTGAATGGGTTGATGCAGAGGATATTTTAACAGCGATAGAAGTATTGGAGGCGCGACATGGCAGTTAGCACCGAACGCTCAATTGCCTATGATAAACGCGAACTTAATAAAATTGCAGCTGTCTTAAGAACAATGAATGAAACTGCTGTTAAAGAAACAAAACGCAGAGTTCAAGAACTTGCTCAAAAAGAGTTATCAGAAATTAGGCGTGTTGCTTCATCTCGCGGTAAAGCAGCAGATCGTGTTGCTCAAGGCGGTAAGGTCAAAGCATCATCATTAGTAGGTGAAATTAGTTTTGGATTTGCTGGACAAAAATTTTCAGGCGGTGCAACAACTCAATTTAATACTCGCAATGATCCACCTGGTAAGCGTAAAGGTATTGGCGCAGCTATTGAATTTGGTTCAAACAAATACCCACAATTTCCAAGATGGTCAGGGCCGATGCCAAAAGGGCCGGGTTCAAGAGGTTGGTTTATTTATCCAACGATTAGACATTTACAACCAACTATAATTAAAGAGTTCGAAGAAATAATTTTGGAGATAAGAAAAGAGTGGTCTGATGGCGAGTAGAACCTTAACCCTTGCTTTAGCTGCTGACATTGATAATCTTAAAAAAGGATTAAAAAACGCCGATGATGAGATACAAACATTTGGCGATAAAGTTGGAGCATTTGGAAAGAAGGCTGCTGCTGCATTTGCCGTTGCTGCTGCTGCTGCCGTTGCTTATGGCACTAAATTAGCCGTTGATGGGGTCAAGGCTGCAATAGAGGATGAGGCTGCACAACTTAGATTAGCCAATGCTTTAAGGACTGCCACAGGTGCTACTGATGAGCAAATAAGAGCAACTGAGGACATGATCTTAAAGACATCTTTAGCGACTGGTGTTGCCGATGACAAACTTAGACCAGCCATGCAAAGGTTGGCGGTAAGCACAAAAGATACCGGTGAAGCACAAAGATTGTTAAGCCTTGCTTTAGACATCAGTAAAGGCAAAGGTATTGAACTTGAGACTGTCGCAAATGCATTGGGTCGCGCTCAGGATGGGAATACAACAGCTCTAGGCAGGTTAGGACTTGGATTATCTAAAGCCGAACTCTCAACATTATCTTTCACCGAAGTTCAGGCAAAACTATCTGAACTTTATGGTGGCGCAGCAGCTGCAAACGCAGAAACATTTCAAGGCAAGATTGATCGCTTAAAAGTTGGATTTGATGAGGCTAAGGAAAGTTTAGGAACTGCATTATTGCCACAGGTTGAAAAGTTTATTACATTTATTAACGATGTTGGTGTTCCAGCACTTAACGGATTTATTGCAGGACTTACAGGTGATGCAGGATTAAATGCAGCATTGACACAAACTCAACAAGGTGCTGCAAGTTTTGGCAGAACCATTGCAAGTATCTCAGGCATTATCTCAGGATTTATAACATTCCTAAGAGAAGCAATTGGTTTAGTTGTATCACTTGCAAATGAACTTATTAGAGCAGTTAATATAATTCCCGGAGTTAATATTGGTGCATTGCCTAACCCAGCACCATCATCTAAGTTGCCGGCAGTTCCAAGCAGACCAAATGGCGGTTACACAACAGGCGGTGGAGTAACAAACATTACAGTTAATGCAATAGATGGCGAAGGTGCTGCAAGAGCTGTGGCAGGTGTGCTTAATCAAAGCGCAGCAAGATCAGCAGGATTATTAGTCGGCGGAACAGTAGGTAGATAATGACCGCTTGGTCACCCGATTGGAAACTTACAGTTGCAGGTGTTGATTACACCGACATAGCAATAAGCGATATTCAGCATCAAGCAGGTCGAACAGATATTTACCAACAACCCAATCCATCTTATTTGCAAATTACATTTGTGGCATTAACTGGTCAAACATTGCCATTTGATATTAACGACAGTTTAAGTCTGCAAGTCAAAAACACATCAGCTGCTTATGTCAATATATTTGGCGGTGATATAACAGACATAACTGTCAGCGTTGGTGCAACTGGATCAATTGGAACTGTTATTCAATACTCAGTCCTTGCAATGGGATCTTTGGTTAAACTAGCAAAAGAATTGTATTCTGATGCAGTTCCACAAGATGAGGATGGCAATCAGATATACGGAATTCTTTCAAGCGTATTGCTCGGAAGTTGGAATGATGTGCCAGCAGCTGAAACATGGGCAGGTTATGATCCAACGGAAACATGGACGCAAGCTGTAAATCTAGGACTTGGCGAAATAGATCAGCCCGGACTTTATACAATGCAAAGTCGAGGTAGCGGTCAAACGCCAGATACTATTTACAACATTACAAGCCTTATTGCGAATTCAGCTTTTGGATATTTGTATGAGGACAATCAAGGCAATATTGGTTATGCAGATGCAGATCATCGTCAAACTTATTTGTTAGCAAATGGTTATGTTGATCTTGATGCCAATCATGCTTTAGGTTCAGGACTATCAACCATTACTCGATCAGGTGATATTCGCAATGATATTATAATCAATTATGGTTCTAATTTTGGTTTAGAAAAAACTGCTACATCTGCAACATCAATTGCAACTTATGGTTACAAAGCCGAGAGCGTGCAATCAACCATTCACTCAGCCGTAGATGCTCAAGCTGTGGCAGATCGATATATTGCTCAAAGAGCCTTCCCGCAACCAGCATTCCAGAGCATTACTTTCCCAATAACAAATCCAGAGATTGACAATAGTGATCGGGATAATCTGCTAGGCGTATTTATGGGGCAACCTCTAAACATACAAAACCTACCTGCTCAAATATCATCAGGTGAGTTTGAAGGATATGTTGAGGGCTGGTCATGGAGCACTAGATTCAACGAATTATTTCTGACAATCAATTTGTCGCCTGTGGCTTATAGTCAAGTGGCGATGCGTTGGAATACAACACCAATTACAGAGGCTTGGAACACTTTAAGCCCAACATTGACATGGGAATACGCTACAATCGTAGCCTGAGATAAAGGACAATATGGCAACCACTACCAATTATGGCTGGACAACACCAGACGACACCGCTCTGGTCAAAGATGGCGCAGCTGCTATTCGCACACTTGGTTCATCTGTTGATACAACAACAAAAGCATTAAACCCATCAACGACTCTCGGCGATATTGAATATCGTTCATCAACTGCAAACACAAATACAAGACTTGGAATTGGATCAACTGGTCAAGTATTAACTGTTGCAGGTGGCGTTCCAAGTTGGGCAACTGCTGCAGCTGGTGGAATGACTCTAATTCAAGAAACTGTTGCATCTGCTAATTCTAGTATTGACTTTAGTTCAATTCCAGGAACATACAAAGATTTGATTTTGTATTGGGAAGGTATTGTCAATTCAACCACTAGTGATGAATTTACTTTAAGATTTAACAACGACAGCAGTGGTATTTACAATCTTTATGAAAATTATTTTGAAGCAACAAGCACAACAATAAACCGAAGCCAATACACCGCAGCTTCTCAAAAAATGTTTGGCACTGGGGCTACAAGCACAAGTTCAGCGGGAACAGTAAGAGGATCGTTAATAATTTACAATTATGCTTCAACTACTAAAGTTAAGTATTATGAGCATAATTATGCGTTTTACGATAATGGAACGGCACGAAACAATTTAGCGTCTGCATTTTCTTGGTATGACTCGACAACGGCAATTACTAGTCTTAACATCGTAAGAACAAATGGTGCAGGAACTTTAACAAATCAAAGCAATACCTCAATTAGATTGATTGGTGTATCATAATGAAAAAGATAATTGATTGCACAACAGGTGAAGTTTTTGAGCGTGAGTTAAACAAAGCCGAAAAAGATCAACAAAAAGTTGATGAAGCAGCAATTAAATTAGCAAAAGCCGAAGCCGAAGCAAAGGCTGCTGAAAAGGAAGCAATTCTAAATCGTCTTGGTTTAACTGCTGATGAACTTCAAACGATACTTGGCTAATGAAGGCTTGGTTATCTAAAGCTGCTGTTCAGTTAAGAGAACAAACTGATGACTGCTTCCCTGATCGCAAGCGTGCCAGCGATGGGTGGATTGGTGATGCTCGCCATTCAGCCAGAGTCAGTCAGCATAACCCTAATGAACAGGGTGAAGTATGCGCCATCGATATTGACGCTCGCCTTTCTGACCAAGAAGGAATTAGTTTCGATTTGGCAGATCAGATTCGACTCGCAGCAAAAAAGGATAAGCGTATTCTGTATGTGATCCATGCTGGCAAAATTGCTAGTGCTAAATCATTTTGGAAGTTCATCAAGTATCGTGGGATTAATCCCCATCACCGACATATACATATTTCATTCAAACCAAATCAAACAGGCGAGTTCTTCAATATCCCACTACTAGGAGGCAAGTAATGAAACTAACCAACAAACACAAAGCAGCAATTAAGTCATATTTAAGAGCTGTTGCAGCTTCAGGTATTACTGTCCTGTTGGCAATTGCAGCCGATATTCGACCAGAGTATGCAATTCTGCTTGGTTCAATAGTTGCACCTCTTGCAAAAGCAATTGATCCAAGTTCAGGTA